GGGGTATCTGAACGCTTGAGATCAAGCCCCATCGCTTTAATTTTTCCTGGTTTGCCTTCTGTGTCTGCTCGTTTGCCTTCTTTGTCGTAGTAGAGAACTGCGTATCGCTTTTTGGTGATGAACAGTCCTTTGCTTGCAACAATTTCGCGACCTGCTTTGATGACCTCGGCTCTGGTTCGAGGGACATGAAATGCGTCCTGCATGAATTTGACAAATGTGCCATTGACCGTATCTCCTATGGTATCGTAAAGTTCGACCACTGATTCTCTGTTCCAGGGAATCAGTCCCTTCTCAATGTCTTTTTTCAAGGTAGTATACGCTGAAAAATAACAAGAGTCTGTGTCACCGTAGATTACTGCTCGACCGATGTGATCATACTCTCCAGTGATAATTTCGTTTACTTTTGATGCCATGTGTTTGGCAATTTGTCTTCCGGTGAGAGTTGTGGACTGTCCAATTCTGTTATCAAAGAATCTACAGCCTGGATTTAAAATTGCACCATACAGACTGTTTAGTAGAATCTTCTTGACCAACTGTCGCTTGTCCCAGTATTCTTCTTCAATCTTGTTGCCGGCCTGGATACATTCTCGCAGTTTGGCCTGCATTTCTTTACGTTCTTTATACCAACGTGCTAGCAGTCCGGATATAACACCCTCAGTTTCATATGTGAATATAGTGCCGTTGGCTGAGATCATCCAAGGTTGATTGCTGTCAAATATAAGATCATAGGCCTGAGCCGCACTTAGCGTATCCGAGCCGCCACCTTCCCAATCGACAGTGACTTCACGACCCACTTCTCGATTCATCACAGCGGAATATTCAAGACTACCAAATATGCCTTCCCAAGCGGACGCAAATGATTTTCCTTTTGACATTTCTGCTGCAATAAAATCCTTGGTCCCATCCTGTCTCAACTGACCTACGATGGTTTCAGGACCCATATTCAAAGCCCGAATAGCACTAGGATACAGTGAGTTAATATCTAGCGAGCCGATCCACTCATGTATACCTTTCTTGGGATATGCAACGTAGGCACCAGCAGCTTGAGTGTCTCCGTGCTCTTCCATTTTTTTGCGATTAGGAACTATCATACCTCTGCGATGAGCTTCGTTGATGATAGCTTGTTCAGTCACAGCCACTGCACCCATAGTAGTTGCTAACAGCACTGTGTTTTCGTGTGCAATTGTATTGGCTAAGTCAATAAATTTCAGTTTCTTATCTAGATCATCTAACAGTTTACAATCGTTGATATTGTATTCAACGAATGTTTTAAAATCGTTGTTGTATAATTGATCCAATGTGCCTTCATACTGAGTCTTTCTCTGACCTAGTTCATATTCGGCAATAGCATCTAATCGATAGGTGTGACGTTCTTCATAGGTATACTTGCGATAAAGTTCAAGACTGTCTATATGCACACGGCCAATGAAGTCATATGTAGTGGCAGTTTTACCGAACTTTTCATATTCTCGTTTCTTAGGCAAACAATTCCATAGACAAAAACGTTTGGTATCTTCTTTACTGAGAACCTTGGTAACACGATTAACAGTATATGGAATATCAAAGCCTTCCGAGTTCCAACCACTCAGCACATCAGCATCTTGTATGAGATCCAAGAATGTGTTTAGCATGTCTGCTTCGTTGTCAAACAGCATGGTATTGGGAAATTCTTCAACCTGCTTGGTGGCTTCTGCCATGCTGAGTGTTTTGGGAGGTATGGCTAGACACACCATGGTCTCCATCCATTGTAGGTAGACAGCAATCGCAGTAATTGGCATGAACGCATCATCTGGTGATGCATAGCCACGTTCTGGATCAAAGTCTACCTCAATATCGAAAAACGCTACATTTAGCTTAGGTGCATCTTGATTGAGATAATTGTCTTCTAAACAACGATATATGGGATTAATATCGCTTTCGTGAAGTTTTTTGTTTGAATGTATGGCAAGTTCTTTGCGATGTTCTTTGACATTCTTTGAACTTACACGGCTAAGAGGTTCACGCTTAATGGATTGGAACTTGCCTTTGGGGTCGTTGTAATAGAATATATGTCTGGCAGGATAGTCTTTGAAATGCCTCTGCCCTTTGTCGTCACGCTCAACAACACGTATCATGTCATCGTCGCGATCGTAGTATGCGTCCACGAAACTCATTTTTTCTCCTATGCAATTTTAGGCTTGCAAATACCAATGTGCGGTTTATGGCCCGCCTACCTTCTTACTTTATTTAATTAATTAGCATTCTTGCTAGGCCGAATGTGTCAATTGCGGTTAGCAAGATGTAGTTAGCCAACATGCCAAACGATTTCCGAGTATAAGCAGCCCAAGCATACATGGCACAGCCAGCGATCCAAATAGGATACAACACAAGTAAAGGCGGATTGGGAACTGTAAGCGCCATAGTGATTGAGCAGCCGATACTAACAGCCCAGGCAAGCAGCTCAACAACAAAACGGAAGCGATTGCTGTGCCAGTCATCTCTGATCCAATCAAAAGTTGGTTTTAATAATTCATTCATTCAGGAAGTTTTTTAGTAACACCGAGAATCATTTCAATCTCGCTCCACTCTGCCTCATGGTCTTTCCAATTGTCTTTGTGTGCGATACGTATGGCTTTGTTGATCCAACTGGGTTTGATTTGTAATTCTTCTGCGACAGCTTTAACAGTTTCTTTAAGACCTTCATTGAGATCTTCTACTTCACGAAGCACATTAGATCCTTCGTTGATTAATCTTTCGAGTTTGGCTTTTTCTTCCGGTCCATACATTTTTGACATTTGTTCTCTCCTATACGACTATTATATAGTCATAAAAAAAGCCAGTCAATGATAGACTGGCTTTTTAACACTTTTTGGTTGAATTACTTTTGTGCTTCGCTTAGTACATCATACATTTCAAATACGCCACCGTTGCGTTCATAGACCAACCCTGCGTATAAGTCTGCTTTCATGCCTTCGCCTAGTTTGTTACGAGCTACACGCTCTGCCCATGTAAACAGAGCTTTGTCTACAGGATCAATTTGTTGCTGGCCGCCACTTTCTTGAACCAGTTGAACCATTTGTTTGAAAGATAATTTTGTTTCTACTGATTCAGCAACTACTTTCTTAGAAGTTGTTACTGATTCATTTTTCTTACCAAAGTATTTGGCCTGCTTGTCGCTCATACCTTTCTTGCTAGCTGGCTTGTCGCCGCCCTTTTCACCGGCAGCTTTCTTCATTGGCTCTTTCTTGTCGCCGTCTTTGTCGAGGTCTAGGAAATCTGGCTTAGATCCTTCTGCCATTTTTTCTTTCTTGGCCATTTTCTTTTTCTTATCAGCAGCTTCATCTTTCTTGGCTTCTACCATTTTCATGAATTTGCTTTTAAATTCTGGTTCTACACTTTCTTTTTTGGCTTTTTTCTTTGGCTTGTCTTCGTCATCAGCTTCTTTTTCTTCACTGCCACCATAGGCCTTGCTGCTCTTGTGAACAATGCCTGTTTTTGTTTTTTCAACAGTGCCAGTAGCAATGTTTTTCTTATCGCCTACTTTCATGTCGTCCGCTTCTTTAACGTCTTCTTCAGCTTTTTTCTTAGCTTCAGCAACGTAGGTAGTGCGGCCACTTAGAACACGCAGTTGTGCGTCTTCATTTAATTGCACAGATTTTGGCAGCTCTGGTGCTTTTGGAGTATCGATTTTGCCGTCGATACTTTCTATTTTGCTGATTAACGATTTGAAGTCCATGTTCACATTCCTAAAAGTGTATTATGTATTTATCTTTTTACCAAAGACCCACCAGTTAACAGATTAGTTCCCTTGAGATCTAATGCGTTTTTTGCGGTTCCGTCTTTGTTTTTTGCCGTTTTTCCGGGTTTATTTTTGTATACCGCACCTATAGCTACGTTACCAGCACTGGTAGCGCCTGCTGTTGCTGATTCTACAATTTCACGTATTTTCATACTATTATTTATTCTTCTTAGCACGACCTGCTTTCATGTTAGCTAGCCAGTGCGCTAGTTGTCCTTTGCGCCCGCCTTGTTTCGCAGTTTTACGTAGACTACTTACTGATGCTTTGGTATTAATGCCGTGTCGTTTGCTGTCGCCTTTGTCCTGAGGATTCTTGCCATCCGCAAAGTTTTCTCCTACACCTCCACCATCTCCTCCACCATCTCCACTATAACCTACAGCATAGCCATAACCGCCGTAAGGACCCGGACCGTAAGCAGCCCAACGTGGCTTTTTACGTTTCTTTTTTCTTTCAACTATAAATTCACTTGCTCTCATACTGGGCTATAAGGATTCTTTGGAGTGTCGTATCCGTCATCATCTGGATACACTGGATAATTGTTTGGGTTCATACTGAAAAACTTGATCCACACCCGCAGGTAGATTGTGCATTGGGATTACTAATAACAAACTGACTGCCCATGGCTTCTTCTTTGTAATCAATAACAGCACCTTGTAGATATTGCATACTCATTGCATCAACAAACACGTTGTATTGTTCGTTGATAGGAAATTCAAAGTCGTCTTCGTTCTTTGTTTCGTCAAAGGTAAAGCCATAACTGAAGCCACTGCAACCGCCACCTTGCACAAAGGTGCGCAATGCCAGCTTGGGATTATTTTCTTCTAGCAGCAAATCCATAATCTTTGATTTCGCTGATTGTGTTATTTCAACCATTTTGTTTTCCAATAGGCTTTTCGCCTGTTAAGTAAGGCAAACTAAACCATAGCTTAAACCATTCTTCGGTGCCTGGTCTTATATCATGTTTTTTCATAAGTTCACCTTTTTCATTACCAGTTATACTTATGTTACTGCCAGCATATGGTTGATATCCTTGATATTCTGTGATACCAGCTAATTTTTTCAGTTCATCTAGTTCTGACATTTTTAGCTGCTCCTTTGCGATTGGCATTGGGGTCTTCACGACGTTTGCGAGCAGCAGCAGTGGCACGACCTTTCTTGCCTAGTGCGTGAGCCTTGCTCTGTGGTAGACACTTAGGCTTGCCTTCTTTCTCACTGTCTCTAGCACAGTCGCCACGTATCTTGCCATCTGGTCCAAAGCGGACCCATTTGTCTTTGAACCACTGACGCAGATTTTCATCTATGGGTGCTATGTCTTCTGATTTTTTACGACCTTGGCAGTGAGCTCGTTGACTAAACCCTTTGGGGTTAGAACAGTTTATGGACTTTTTATATTTTTTAGTCCACTTCTCAGTGACAAACTCATATGCTCTCACTTCTTCTTGCCCTTGCCATAATTAGCAGCACCTGCTTTGCGACACTGTACCAATCGTCCTGACGCATAGGCACTGGGCCAAACCTTGGACGAAGCTTTGATCTTGTGATAGCAGGCATCTTTCTTGCCTTCTTCAAGTTGGTCTTCTGAGACCATGTCTCCGTGACATATAGGGCATACACCTGCTTCTATGTAGTCTTGAAGACTTTTACCTTCCGCTACATCTTGCTCCATAGGAATCAAATCTTTCTTATGTTTAGTGTCGCCCTGTTTCTCTGCCCGCTTTTTATCTTTGTGAGCGCCAGCACCTGCGCTTTTAGAATTTTTAGCAACAAAGTTTCTAGGCCGGCTGGCTGGTATAATGTCTTTGGCTCTCATACTGTAATACCTCTTGATCGTATTCCGCCCTTGCTTTTGATTTTACCTAGCTCTTCGAGCGCATGACGAATTTGTTCCATGTTCATTTTCAGTTCTTCAAACTGACGAGCCATGATTTGCCATTCACCCGGACTGGCGTTTTCTGCCCGAGCTGCAAGATCTTTTAATTGACCAGCAGCACGTAGCATACGATATTTTAATTTAGCAGGATTGCTGCCAGTACCATATATCATTGGATCCATGGGATCGCTGGGATCCATTTCAATTGGAGCTTCTTTGACTTCTTCTTTCTTTTTAGGATATCCGTGTTTGATATTTAACGTATATCCCTGCAGTCCTTGTTTATCTAAAACTCCGCTGATAAATTTTTCTGCTTCTCTAGCATTATCGAATTTATCACCTAAATTATATTTTCTAACCTCGCCGTCAATCATTACATAGGCAATGGTGATAGGCTTAACAGGTTCTTCTGCTGCCTGAGCAGGACTTCCTAAAAGATTGGCGGCGGCCAATGCTGCACCAGCAGCTTTGCTTTTCCAGCCTTCTTCTACTTCGCCCTTGATTCCCATGCCTTTTCTCACAGCAGCGAACAACGGTTTGGACAACTCGCCTGCGCCAGTGGATTCTTGGAATGCTTCGAAATCATTATTAGCTGCTGCTGCTCTTGCACCGCTGGCGCTGACTCCTGCTACACCTTCGGCACCGTCTTCACGGTCTCCGCTGCTGGCAAAATCAATTACGTCAAACTTATAAAAACCATGTGCTTTGCCTTCGACACCGTTGTATTGTGTGAGAAGATTTTTCATATCTTCTAGACGATCCGATCCTGCTACAAATGTCACAGCGTTGTAACCCTGCTCATGTAGGTAGCTGGCCACCTTGCCGATGGTGTTTAATGCTGCATTCTCTACAACATCCTTGGCATACTGGGGGAACATTTCCTTAATGAATTTGATCTTGGTAGCATAGTCCAATGGGTTTTTCTTTTTGTCTTGACTTTGGCTGACAAAAATTTTCATTTCTCCGCCTTGGCTTTTCATGGTATCTAATACCTGTTTGTGACCAATGGTAGGTGGATTCATTCTGCCAAAGCAGAATGTCACATGTTTGGTTCCGGCTTCGAACAATTCATTTAACAGCATTAATCGTAGTCGCCTTTTTCTATGTGTTTTTCTTGCTCACCGGCAATACGTTTGGCCAAGTCTATGAGCTTGTCTTTGGGAAACTTTTGTTCCGCATCGTCGATATCGTATTTGTCGCAATAATGACCCATGCACTTTTCTAATGGTCGGATGTAGACCTTGAATACATTGGGATTGCCTCTGTGCTCGCGATGACGTTTCACCGCAGGGAAAAAATACTGGTCCAGCATTTTTGAATCGTTGTCGATGAAAAATTTTAAATCATCCAACCAATCGATTTCTTGTTGTTCGTCTTTGGGTGCGCCAATGGCACTGAACATTTCTTTTAATAACATTACCAGCTCCGGCAAGACCAGTATCTGGCTTTATGACGAGGTCCTGGATTAGCACAATTATGACGAGCACGGAATGATTTTCTACGTGCAGGATTGGATTTTTTGATACGCATTTTCTTGTCACCGAAGTTTACTTTGACAATGTTACCATTAGGCTTGCGAACATATACTTTGGATTTCTTGACATCACCAGCCATCTTTTTACCTAATGGAACTTCGCGGCCTTGATACTTTGCTTCGTCAACATCTCCTTCTGCTACACCTTCTTCGTATTTCTGTGCTTTCATATAATCACGAGCTGTGTCAATATAGTCCACAGCTTTGGTGATCTTACTCTGCACCCATTCTGGAAGATTGTCGTCCGCTTGTAGAATACTGTATAGTTCTTCGGCAGCACTGTCTATGGTGCGTAGATCATCCTTGGCCATGTCGCCTTCGCGATCATATTCGCCGTAGTTCACAGGTGCATCTGGATTCTCGGGACCGTGATCTTCTTTTTTTAGATACTTGTCCTTGATACGACCTTTTTCTTCTTCGTCAGCACCCTCACGCCCTGCTTTCTGTAGTGCTTCAAATCCATCTTTGCCGTATTTTTTAATACCTGTATATCTTTGTAATCCGCTTTCACCTATCTTTGTGCAGTCGTTCTTGCCGACTCTGCGATAGCCTTTCCAACAGGCCTTGCCGTGTGTGCCTTTGACTTTGTCTTCTACTAGTTCACCTTCTAAGAATTGTAAGCCTTCATTAGTCAGCATCTCTAGTGCGGTGTCATCTAATTCGATTACAATGCCATCTTCTAGAATATCTACAATAGTAGTGGCAATCTCGTGATCTTCTGAAAAGCTGATACCAAACTCGTCACCTACTTCAAATGATTCTGCAAATCCTTTAGATTTGGCCTCTTTTTCGAGATCTGTTTTTCTTTGTGTAATTGCACTGCTGATTTCTGGATCGGTGCTAGCCACAGGATCTTTTTCAAGATCTGCCAGGGCTTTGCGTTTGGCCTGAAGATCTTCAGGATTTTTTAATGCTGTTTCGCTTACTATAGCGTCTAATTTAGATAACAGGTCTCTCATAGTATTCCTCTCGAGGTCATACTATATTTATCGTCTCAAACAGTTTAGTGATTATACCGAACTTCGGTGATTATGCCCTGTTCCAGCTGATACGCCACACGTATGAACACAAATTTACCAGTGAATGTGCAGGCAGCGTTAGTAGTAACAGGTGTGCTATCTATAGCAGTTAACACAGTGTCTGAACTATCGAGAACTACATCAACCCAGTCGTTGACACCGGGATTTAGGTCTAGAGTGGCCTGTATTTTAATGCTGCCCTTGAAATTATTCAGCTCAAAAGTCATAGTATGCACACCGTTACCGTTTTTGTAATAGCCTGCACCTATGTGTTTTTCGCCGTATTGCCACGTAGAGGGCTGACTATCGTCAGTGATATTTGATAATAATACTATGGTTTCTCTGCTCATCAACTATTTATCGCATACTATAAAGTTATATACTCTGCCCACAACGTCAGCACCACGCAGTTTCATCATTAGCAGTGTGGATTCATCTTCAACTAATACATATCTACGGTCCCAATTCCAATCTGTGGTCAAGAACCAACGTTCGATCGCAGGAGTGCAGGTTATTCTAGGGGCTTGTGATTTCAGCCAGGCTAGATATTTCTGTTTGCCTTCACGATCTTTGGCCATTTTATGCGGCATGAGATACACGCGATAGCGATATCTGTCCTTGGGCAGTTTACTCACTGTGATACAGTTCTGTGAATTATTCAACACATCGAGATTGTTGATGTTGGGTTCAAATCTATGCACCAAGTAATCTTGGCTAGCTAGGCTGAGTTTTTCGTAGAACTCAGGATCGTTGGTATAAACATCTAGTCTATTCCTTTCAACCCTTGTTGCGTATGCATCTTCGTCGTAGGAACTAAAAAAGTCACAAACGCTGCTTATTATTTCTTTATTAGCTGTGGCCCTACGCCAATTATCATAATGATATCCGCTGTCACTGTTAGAATTTTCTAACCAGTCCTTGATATTTGAAATAGGCTGTGTGCGAAATATCACACAGCCGTCTATTTGCAGGCTGATTTTATATAACCATTTGTTGTAGAACTTACGACTGGTCGATTTGGTTTTCAGTTGTAGCATCTTGTTCTTGTGTATTTGCTGCTTCAGCAATTCGTTGCGCCCTAAGAGCTTTTCTTTCTTCCTTGGTCAACGGTTTTGGTATCTCAACCACTGTGAAATCCAATTTGTCATCGATGATATCCACGGTAACTCTTCCACCATTTACTAGATCACCGAACAGCACTCTGCGACTTAGTGGGCTCTTGATTTCATTGTCGATGATTCGTGCCAATGGTCTAGCACCCATCTTCTTGTCGTAGCCTCGATCTGCTAGCCAACGTGTGGCCTTGGCGTTAACCACGATCTCAATGCCTTTGTCTTTTAATTGACTGTTGAGATCAGCCACAAACTTCTTGACGATCTGGATCACAGTATCGCCACTGAGTTTAGAGAACTTGATTACAGCATCTAGTCTATTGCGGAATTCTGGGCTGAAATGTTTCTTAATGGCTCTGTCATCTTCGCCATCACGTTCTAGTTCGCCAAATCCGATGGTGTTGAGTTCGTTGTCAGCGGCTCCGAGATTTGACGTCATAATCAAAATAGTATTACGACCGTCTGCTACTTTGCCATTGGATCCGGTGATAAAACCATTGTCCATGAACGCTAGAAGAATATTCATAACATCCGGATGAGCTTTTTCAACTTCGTCTAATAGTAAGATAGCGTTGGGTGTTTCTTGTAGTTTGGTGATCAACATACCAGCATTATCTTCGTAACCAACATAACCCGGAGGAGCACCAATTAATCTTGCTACTGAATGCTTTTCCTGATACTCACCCATGTCAAATCGGATTAACTGCATACCCATTTTATCTGATAATTGTTTAGCAGTTTCGGTTTTGCCACAGCCTGTGGGTCCCAAGAATAGGAATGACCCAATAGGCTTGTTAGGTGCCTTCATGCCAGCCTGACTCACAAAGATTTTATCTAACAATGTATCTACAGCATTATCTTGTCCGTAGACCACACCCTTCATCTGAGTGTCTAACTCTGAAAGATTTTTGCTTTCTTTTTGCGCCACGGTTTCTAATGGCATGTTAATCATCTTACTGAGTTCGTAGGTGACCTGTTCGATGTCTACAATCTGTGTAACACCTTCCATGCCCTCATCATCTTTGAGCTTATATCTAGCACAGGCACAGTCAATAATATCAATAGCCTTGTCAGGCAGTTTTTTATCACTCATATATTTGACACTGAGCTTAACTGCTTGTTCGATGGCTGCATCGGATATTTTTACATTGTGATGTTGCTCGTAGTATTTCTTTAGACCTTTAAGGATCTTCACAGCCATTTCTGGTGTAGGCTCTTCAACGGTCACACGTTGGAATCGACGCATCAGCGCACGATCGCCTTCGAAGTGCTTGCGATATTCTTCCCATGTGGTAGATGCTATCAGCTTGAGAACACCTTTGGTAAGTATGGGTTTCAACATATTGGCCATGTCGTTTGAACTGCCATTTGCAGCACCCGCACCGTTCATCATGTGTGCTTCGTCGATGAACAAGATGATCTTGCCTTTTTTCTCTAGTGCAGCCAACACCGCTTTAACTCGTTCTTCGAAATCACCACGATACTTTGATCCTGCTAGGAGAGCACTGATGTCCAAAGTATAGACTTGATGGTCCTTGATAAATTTAGGAACCTTGCCTTCGTGAATCTTACGAGCAATGCCCTCAGCAATAGCAGTTTTACCCACTCCGGGATCACCTACCATTAACACGTTGGCCTTGTTTCGACGTGCCAATACCAATTGTATTTTTTCTATTTCGTCATCACGGCCTATTACAGGATCAAGTTTTCGCTGTTTGGCCTTGAGACTGAGATTGGTACAAAACTGATTCAATATTCGATCTATTTGATTTGAGTTCACTATTCTTGTTTCAACTTCGGCGTCTTCGGTAACCTGCACATTTTCTTGGAAATACTTTACAAACTTTTCTTTAGTCACCCCGGCCTTGGTAAGAAAGTAGTAACCGAAACTGTTTTTCTCTGACAGCACACTGATAATGATATCTGCTATCTCCATGCGCTGTCTACCGCTAAACAACACCTGTGTAAAGCAACGATTCAACACACGTTCTACGCTGTTGGTCTTTTTAGGTTTTGCGTTGGCATTGGTAGTTTTAATATCATTGAGATTGTTTTTTAAGTAGTGTTCTATATTTGTTTTAACAAATTTAGCATCAGCACCAAAACTTTCTAATAGTTTATAAGAATCCTCATCATCCATGATGCCATAGATAATATGTTCAATGGTTATGTACTCGTGACTCAAAGTCTTGGCCATCTCTATAGATTTTTCAAAAATTTCTTGTAGGCTCTTACTGGGTTCAATCATTACATATTTCCTTGTTTGATCTGTTGTATTAGGTCGATTTGCTCGGGTTGTAGAATTTTTGGGATTGATACTTTAATTTTTATCAATAAGTTACCTCGCTGCCTTGTGCGCATATTGGGCAAACCTTCACCTCTGCAACTCATTACTGTATCCGGTTGTGTACCGGGTGGCAAGTTCATTGATAATGTTTTACGATCTAGTGTTTGTATTTCTATACTAGCTCCCAGCAATGCATCCCATACACTTACTTCTCGTTCTACGATCAACGATGTGCCTTCTCGTCGGTATATGGGGTGTTCACGCACTATGACATTAACCAATAAATCTCCTGGTTTGAGACTGGGTATTGAATCATCACCCATGCCTTCGTATCTAATTTGTTGTCCATGCTCTATGCCCGGAGGAATCTGAATGTTGATCATCTTATTCTTACCAGGGATTGAAACTTCAGCGGTAAAGTCTTTGCCGTTAAGCACATCTTCTAAGGTAATTTCTACATTGATGTTTAGGGATCTATTTCTGCGTTGAGGCTGGCGACCAAATCCGCCAAAGCCAAAGTTACCGAAAATGTCATGCATATTACCAGTGTCGAAATGAAACTCAAACGGATTTTGACCTCTACCCATGCCCGGCTGTGCATTAGGATCACCGCCAAGGTCTATGATTTGTTTTTTCTGGGGGTCGCTAAGAAATTCGTAAGCCTGTGATATTTCTTTGAACTTCTTTTCATCACCGCCTCGATCTGGGTGATATTTCATGGCCATGCTTCGGTATGCCTTTTTTATTTCGGCATCACTGGCGTTTCGTTTTAGTCCTAGGGTAGCGTAGTAATCCATGTTTATATTATATGATAAAAAAAGGACTGTGTCAAGCAGTCCTTTTATTTAATTAGAAATTTACTGAGCTTTATTTTTTCTTTTCAGGAACTGCTGTGCCTTCATGTTTTTCACGCACTTTGACTTCTTTGCAGTTTTGTTTTGGTTTGTTGGTCTTAGGATCTATTACAGGCTTACCATCTTTGCCCTGTTGATCCACACAGACTTTTTTAGTTTTTGGTTTGGTATCATCGGCTGCATATATAGGGAATGACATCGCTAATGCAAGTCCTGCTACAAAAATAATGTTCTTCATATTAGTCTCCTTTTTTAGCTATCATAGCTTGAATTTTTTCTTGAATAATCTTTGCCCAAAATGGCTGTGGAAAATTCCATCCTACAAATGCTCCTACTGCTATCCATAGTAATGTATCTAACATATCCTGCTCCTTTTAAATTTCCGGCTGCTCTGGCTGTGCAGGCATTGGTTTGCCACTGCTAGAAACGCCTACTGATGGTTTAGCCGCTGGCGTTCCGAATCCTGGACTGCCACCAAAGCTGCTCGGTGCTGGAGTAGTAGATGTGCTTCCAAAGCTGCCTCCGAAACTGCCACTTGATGCTGGAGCACTGAAGCTTCCTGCCTGTGCACCAAATCCTGGTTGAGGTGCGCCATATGTTGTTGTGACGCTCTGTGCCACTGGTTGCATGCCGCCATTGTTTGCTCCATTTAGTTTTTCTTGTGTGCGACCAAATGCCGCAATACCTAAAACAGCACCCATTGCGATGTGAAACAAACCAGCACCTTGTAGTGTTAATGGATTCCATTGAGTGATTGGAGTATGAGTTGCTGTTTGTAACAAACTCCATAGTACTGGGAATAAGATCATGTCAAACATACATACCAACATATACATCCAACCCATCATTGGACGCCACTTGCTGTTCATCCAATCTTCTTTCTTTTGTTCGCTTTCGCTTTTCACTGCTTCTGACATAGTTCGCTCCTATTTGTCTTTACTATTTAAAACCAAAGGTATAAACCGTTTAGGCTTAATAATATTCCAAATCCTGCTACAGCAAAGCTGCCCCAGAACATGGCCATACTAACTGCAAGAATACTTGCTGATAACACAACGATTGCTAATTGATATGCTGTTGATGCATAACCGATCCATGGACTAGACTTTTTAGCCTCTTCACGTGCTGCTTCCATGGCACGAGCCTTTTCGGCAATTTCTTTCTTGTCAGCATCCATGCGTTCTTTTTCAGCCATGAACTCTGCTTTGATCTTTGGATCGGCTGTTGTCTTAGCCGCAATTTCGTAGCTAACACCGCGACCTGCTTTGGCTTGATACTGTGCCCAAGTATTGTTAGCACCTAGTGTATTGTTTAATACTGTGCTGGACAACTTGCCGCCGTACCATGCGTTAACTGCTAACAACAAAGCAAATACGGAAATAACCATACCTGCTTTGTCTTTTAATTTTGCTTCACGCTCTGAACGTGAGCCAACTGGTGGCTTTGGTGCGTCTGGATCTTTTGGTTGTTTGTTAACTAAATTTAATACTGAATCTATTAATGCCATTTTTCGCTCCTACTTAATGTCCTATTATTTAACTGATTCGAAGATTTTCTTCTGTTCTCGATACCATTCCTGCCACATTCTCAATTTTTCTGCATTTTCGTGGCAGGCACCGTAGTTTTCAACGACTCTGTCGAGGAGCCGACTGGCTTCAATTCCGCTGGGGGTTCCATCAGTTGCGGCGGCACGTTCGGGAACTTCATTACGACTGGCGCTGTCGTGCAAGCTGACAGTAGACTTAGGCAAAGTACACTGAGCATCCAATTGCTTACCCGCAACTTCTTTGATAATTTCTCTGTTGACATAGACATTTTCCTTGACTACTTTAATTTTTTCTACAATTTTAGTTTCTATTACTGTGTTTACTTGCTGACTCTTTTCTTCAGCGGCTTTTACTTTTGCTTCTAATTCTTTAACACGTTCGCGCCAAGCCATTTCTGTTCCATGGCTTCCGAACAAATAACTACCTGCTACCAGTAATACAACTCCAACTAGTTCTGCAGGTAGTTTGTATTGAGATATTAGAGGAATCCATGTAACCAACTTGCTGGCCACATACAATCCAACTCCGACAGCAATCAATAGGTAAGTGATCCAGAGAAAAAAACTATCTGGAATCAGCGCCAGCACCCATTGAATCTGCCACACGATCAATGTGCTCCGAATATATGCAGAGCGTGTTCGTAGTGTTTGATTCTATCCTCAAGACCAATAGTGCCACCGTTGATACGCTTGGTCAATGTGAGAATATCACCCTTATCTGCCCATTGGTTGAGATTGTTTTGATCCCAGAAGAAGCATGCGCTTTGTACAGCACCTTCAAATGTCTGAAGATATTCTGATGCTTCTTCTACAGGTACCTCAATACTGGCCGCAAAGAATGTATAGTTGTCTTTGCCAGTGAGCTGTATCAACCCACGACCGCAGTATTTGAATCCGTCGCCACTTGCTTCGTCTCCGTTGCCCATGCGATTAGCATATACTCTGTTGGCAATTTTTTCGGGCTTGTTAGCGTATGCGGCTGCAATAGCATCATCTGGAAAGTATTTGGGAAACACTTTTCTAAGACTGGCTGCTTTGTAGTTTAAATTTTCTTTGAGGAACACAAATCCACCGCTTTCGTGAGCGCATTGTGCTAGGAAAGCTGCCACACGCTGTGGAGTATTGATATCATATTCTGGAAGTATGGCATTTAGTGCATCATACCAGTTCTGTAGATACGGATTCTTTGGCAGCATTTCTTTCAGCTGCTCTTTGGTAAAATCAAATGTAAAGCTCATTATCAGATCCTTTTTAATAACATTGAACGTTCGCCGTTGTTGAACACGAATGTGTCACCTACTTTGTTTATAGTGTAGTCTCCTAACACCTTTGTAAGCCAAAATGCTTCGCTGGTAGCTGCTTGATCTACACTGTATCCATCTGTGATGCCTTCTAAGATAGATTCTGTGTTGCCGTCTTTGACAATTTCTAATCGCACTTGAGAACCAAACGGTTTAATTATAGTTATCACGTTGCCGTCGAGATTCAGATCGTCCATCAATGTCTTTGAAAAGAATCTTTTTACATCTTCGGTGCGATTTTTATTTATAAAATCTCGATATTCATTGACACTTGAGGGAATCTTATCCTTGAGATTGCCTGTGCTGGCTTCATGC